TATGCCGATATACATTAGTGAAAAATATTTATACTTTCGTGTCTAAGATCGTTAAAAAAGTCCCTATTAATAATTACCAGCCCTTACGAAAGGAACTCGACAATGGCTAAATACACAATGGATATGGTTTTAGAGTATGCTAAGATCTTCCCCGAAAACGCAGACATGGGATCACCAGATGGATCACGAGCAGCACAAGCAATCCATCAAAAAGGTGGGCAGTATATCGTTAATGCTTACTTTACTGACGAAGACCAAATTGAAAAGCTAGTAGCTGATGGGTTAGACCTGACGCCTATGAACTCACAGCGTGTCCTACAGGGGAATGCTGAATTTGGTATCGGTAAATACATGAAGGTTAAGCGTATGGTATCTGACGTTAAGACCTTCTCCGATAAGAAGACAGGAGAGCCTGTAGACGTAGACTATGGTGGCGCACCTACAGTAGTAGACCTCACCCAAGGGAAAGAGAACAAGCGTCTGTGGAGCTTTTCAGAAGATGGCGCTATCGGGAACGGCACTAAAGCTAAAGTGCAGTTCGAGACTTATGCTAGTGGAGCAGGGGTTCGTCTAATGAATGTGGGAATTACTGAGCATGTAGCTTATGAGACTAACTCAGCCCCATCAGAAGATGACGAACTGTTTAACGTCTAGGAGTAGAAAATGAGAGTAAGTGTTAATGCATACATGGAAAAGGATGATGATGGTTACAGCGGAAGTGTTGATATGAGTAGGGATGATATTACAGAAGCCCAACAATTAGCTCAACTCTTTGCTGAAGCCGCACATGCCTTTGGTTTCACATATGTTAAGTCTGTAGGTTTTGAATGTGAAGATGGTGAAATGATGTGGGGTGACACTTAAATGGATATGGGGAAGGTTCTAATCGACGGGGATATAATTGCTTATCGTGCGGCCTTCTCCACTCAACAAATGAGGTCTGTAGATACAAGGAATAAAGTTGATACTCTCATAGAATCCATTTTAGATAACACTGTATATTTTCCTGAACTTGGAGTTGACTACTCTGTATATCTTACAGGTAAAAATAATTATAGGTATGATATAGCTAAGTCACACCCCTACAAGGGAAATAGAAAGCACGTTGAGAAACCTAGACACTTGCAACACGCCAGAGATTACATGGAGAGCAAGTATAAAGCTACTGTAAGCCAAGGAGAAGAAGCTGATGATCTTATCGCAATGGAAGCCGCCAAACTAAACTACAAGGCTTGTGTAGCCTCTATAGATAAAGACATGTTACAAATACCCTGTTGGCATTTCAATATCGTTAGAGGTGACTATTTAGAAGTAGCCCCCTTCGGGGGAATTAAGTTCTTCTATACTCAGATACTAACAGGAGATAGAGCAGACAATATAGTAGGTCTGTTTCGTGTTGGTCCAGTTAAGGCTAAGAAAATACTAGAAGATGCAGAAACAGAAGAAGATCTCTGGGATTGTGTCGTTAAGGCCTACGATGGAAATGAGGATAGAGTAATAGAAAACGCTAGGCTGTTATGGCTTAGAAGGGAAGAGGAAGAGATATGGCAACCACCAAAAGTAAGATCCGACAACAAGCTATAAAGAATGGTTATCGTTCTGGGCTTGAGGATGTCATATCAGAAGACCTCAAGAAGAGGGGTGTAGATTTTGGTTACGAGACTGTCAAGATAAAGTGGCAGTTAATCGAGAGTAAGACCTACACCCCTGACTTCATACTACCTAATGGTATCATAATTGAAAGTAAAGGACGCTTTGTTCTAGACGATAGAAAGAAGCATCTTAAGGTTAGAGAGCAGAACCCAGATCTTGACATAAGGTTTGTCTTCAGTAATAGTAGAAACAAGATTCGTAAAGGATCTAAGACTACATATGCTATGTGGTGCGAGAAAAATAACTTTCTATATGCAGATAAAAGGATACCCGACGAATGGATAAAGTAACTTACAATGTACACAGAGTAATACAAGGACCATTTGAATGTGAGGATGGTAACTGGTGGTTAACATGCAGTGTAGAAGATGTAGAAGCTAAAGAGATGTTTGAAGACGACATACCTTTTATCAGCTTTGATGCCGCTTATAAGTTTCAGTCCTACTTCTTATCGACGATAGACCCTATCGTTATAAACATACCCTACGAAGGAAATGAATATGTCTAAGACAGCAGTTGTATTTAGTTGCGCTCATAGTGACCCGACTACAAGTAATGAAAGATTTGATTGGCTAGGAGAATTAATATATGATGTTAACCCCAATTATATCATCGACCTTGGTGATGGTGCTGATATGCGTTCTCTCAATAGTTTTGATACTAGGAGTCCTGAAGCTATTGTCAGTCAGAGCTATGAACAAGATATCGAGCATTACAATGAATCTATGGATAGGCTTAGACAAAAGCCCAGTCAACGTAAGTACAAAAGACCTAGATGGATTGGCTTCGAAGGCAACCACGAAAACAGAATTAAGAAAGCACTCAAAAGTGATCCCAGACTACAGGGAGACAAGTACGGGATATCCTTTGGGCATCTTCAAACAGACTACTGGTTCGACGACTACCACGAATACAGAAACTCAGGACCATCTATAGCTGAATATGATGGTGTGTCGTATGCTCACTTCTTCCAAGCAGGTAACTTCGGTTCTGCTGTATCTGGATTACACCACGCTAATACTCTCTTAGGTCACAGATATGTAAGCTCTACTTGTGGTCACAGTCATAAGCGTGATCTAAAGTTTAAGGATGGAGCTAAAGCTATAGGTCTTGTAGCAGGTTGCTTTAAAGGTGCTGAAGAAGGTTGGGCAGGTCAGTCTAATCTTGATTGGTGGAAAGGTGTAGTAATCAAACGTGAGATAGAAAATGGTATGTATGAGCCAGAGTTTGTATCACTTAAGAGGTTAAAGGAGTTGTATGGGTAAACGTAGTAACTTTGAGAGAGTACCCAGAGACTACTATCCTACGCCCATAGAAGCCGTAGAGCCGCTACTAGCACACTTGCCATACGCATTTGATTATGTAGAGCCTTGTGCTGGTGACGGACGCTTAATAAGGCACATAAGTAAACTAACTCAAGGTACAGGAGAATGTATATATGCTAGTGACATTGAGCCAAGACATGCTGATATATTTACTTCTAATGCTCTTAATCTTGATTTTGGTGGCTATGGAGTAATGGACTACATGATAACTAACCCACCTTGGGATAGAAAGATATTACACAATTTGATAGACCACTGGATAGAGATATGTCCTACTTGGTTATTGTTTGATGCTGATTGGATGCACACTAAGCAGTCAGCTTTATTTATGACTTACTGTTCTAAGGTTGTATCGATAGGTCGTGTTAAGTGGATAGAAGGAAGTAAGAGTGTAGGTAAGGACAACTGTTGTTGGTACTTATTTGACTTATACAAAGAAGATATGAAACCAACAGAATTTTATGGAAGAGTAGTATGACAATAGGATTTAGAGATTACCAAAAGACAGCAGTTAGCTTTGCTATATACCCTGCAACACATAAGGTTCTGTATCCAACCTTGGGCTTATGTGGTGAGACTGGTGAGGTAGCTGAGAAAGTAAAGAAGCAGGTTAGAGATGGGGTGTTCAACAGACATGAGGTAGCGAAGGAATTAGGTGACGTACTGTGGTACTTATCTAACTTAGCTAACGACATAGGTTATAACTTAGACGAGATAGCTGACATAAACATAGAGAAGCTAACAAGCCGTAAGAATAGAGATAAGATAAAAGGGTCAGGAGACAATAGATGAGAATATTAAGAGCGTTTGGTAGATGGTGGTATAGGTTTATTAACTATATGATTACGTGGCAACTACATAGGGATGCAGTAAAGCATTTGAATAGGTTGACTGACAGAGAGCTAAAAGATATAGGTCTTACTCGTGGCGACATAGATCGTATGATATGGTTTAAAGAAGACAAGAATGAAAGAGGTGGCAAGAAATGAGCGACAACTACTTACCAACAGACTATCAATCATTTATACACAAGTCACGTTATGCTCGTTGGTTAGAAGCAGAAGGTAGAAGAGAGTCTTGGGGAGAGACAGTAACTAGGTATATGGACAACTTAGTTAAGCCAGCTTTAGGGGATCACCCTGAGCAGATAGCAGAGATAGAGTTAGCTATACTAAACTTAGAAGTTTGCCCTAGTATGAGAGCATTGATGACTGCTGGTCCAGCTATGGCTCGTGACAATACAGCAGGTTATAATTGTTCTTACTTGGCTGTAGACGATATAAAAGCATTTGACGAAGCTATGTTTATCTTGTTGTGTGGTACAGGTGTAGGGTTCTCTGTTGAGAGACAGTCTATACAGAAGCTACCAGAAGTCCCTGACAGTATGTTTAACAGTGAAACTACTATCATAGTAAAAGACAGTAAAGAAGGTTGGGCTAAGTCTTTAAGACAACTCGTAGCATTGTTGTATAGTGGGGAGATACCTAAGTGGGATGTATCTAGAGTTAGACCAGCAGGTGCAAAGCTAAAGACCTTTGGTGGTAGAGCATCAGGACCAGCACCCCTTATAGATCTATTTAACTTTGTTACTAAAGTATTTACAGAAGCTAAAGGTCGTAAGTTGTCTTCTATAGAATGTCACGATATTATGTGTAAGATTGGTGAGGTTGTCGTAGTAGGTGGTGTACGTAGGTCTGCTATGATCTCACTGAGTAACCTATCTGATGATCGTATGAGACATGCTAAGTCAGGTTCATGGTGGGATAACGATCCACAAAGAGCTTTAGCTAACAACTCTGTGTCATACACTGAGAAGCCAGATAGTTTGTCGTTCATGAGAGAATGGATGGCTCTAGTGGAAAGTGGGAGTGGTGAACGTGGTATCTTTAATCGTGAAGCATCTAAGAAGCAAGCGGCTAAGAATGGTAGACGAGATCCTAACTATGAGTTCGGCACGAATCCTTGTAGTGAAATAATTTTGAGGCCAGCACAATTCTGTAACTTAACAGAAGTAGTTATACGTGCTACAGATACAGTAGAAGATTTAGAACGTAAGGTTAGGGTAGCTACAATACTAGGTACTATACAATCGTCGTTTACTAAGTTTTCATACCTACGTAAGATATGGCAAAAGAATACCGAAGAAGAAAGACTACTAGGTGTGTCTATGACTGGTATTATGGACAATCCTATAATGACAACTGCAAACAAAGGATTGGAGAATACTCTTGGACATCTCAAACAGATCGCTGTCGATACTAACGCTACTTGGGCTAAACGCCTTGATATCCCTGTCAGTACTGCTATCAGCTGTGTTAAACCAAGCGGTACTGTCAGCCAACTGGTTAACAGTAGCAGTGGCATTCACGCTCGTCACTCAGCCTATTATATTCGCACTGTACGCGGAGACAACAAAGACCCGTTGACACAGTTTATGATAGATCAAGGTATACCTAATGAGCCTGATGTAATGAAGCCTGAGCAGACTACTGTGTTTAGCTTCCCTATGAAAGCTCCAGACAATGCAGTAGTTACTGCTGATATGTCTGCTATAGATCAATTAGATATGTGGTTAGCTTATCAAAGATCTTGGTGTGAGCATAAGCCTAGTGTGACTATTAATGTTAAGAAAGATGAATGGTTTGAAGTAGGAGCATACGTCTATAAGTACTTTGATGAAATGTCAGGTGTGTCGTTCTTACCATTCAATGAACATACGTATCAGCAAGCACCTTATCAAGATTGCCTACCTACTGATTATCATATACTTTTAGATCAGATGCCTAAAGCTATTGACTGGACTAAACTATCAGAATATGAACAAGAGGATAACACAGCAGGTAGCCAGACACTAGCATGTTCTGGAGATAGCTGTGAGATTGTAGATCTCGTTTAATGTGGATAGTAATAACTAGAAACCAATGTAACTTCTGTGATGCCTCTTTACAATTACTAAGGGGTGTCGCAGGCAGTCAGGTAACAACATACAATGTACAGTCTCCAAGTAGTAAATGGTTATTGACTTTAATGCGTAAGTCAGGCTATACTACAGTACCTCAAATATTTAAACCAGATGGCACTCACCTTGGGGGCTATACAGAACTAAGGGAATACTTAAGTAAAAATGGCTAAGTGGAATTTAGATCAGAAACAACAACAAGAGATGGGCTTCGACCCAGTTAACAAACCTGCTCACTACAACCAAGAAGGTATCGAGTGTATTGACTACATAAGACAAGTGTTAGGTCTTGATGGGTTCATAGCTTACTGTCACGGCAACATGATTAAGTATCAACATAGGTATAGGTATAAAGCTAATCCTGTAGAAGATATGAATAAAGCACAGTGGTATCTTAAACGTATGAATGAAGCATTAGCGGAGAAACATAAATGACAATAAACGAAGGAATACTGTTAGGTAATCTAGCTCTATCTGTCTACCTAGTGTGGATCATATCTAAGCTAAATCAAGATATAAAAACTCTATTTGAAGGTCTAGCAATTACTATGGATGCAGTAGGTGTTAAGTAACCCCACAGTGGAAATATAGAATCAAAAAAGCCGTAGGCGTCCTTGAGTGGATACCTACGGCTTTTCTTTTGTTTACTCTTCTACCATTTTCATAGCTTGATGTAGTGTCTCAGTGTTTCTTCTACTCCACCCTCTACCAAAATGTTTGTAGTCATCTAGGCTCTCATAGAACGCTTGCCTTACTGTGTAGACGTAGTCTATGATAAACTTAGGATCTTTCTCAGCTATCAGTCCAAGGGTCTGATTACCTATGGCTCCGTCTTGAGTAGCACCTACAGCACGTTGTACAGCTTTAGCAGGTCTACCTGATCCAGAATTCACAGCCCAGTCGAAACAAGCCCAGTCTAAGCCCGATGGAAGCGAATCGCCTTTAACTCGATTCCAGTAGTTCTTCTTATAGATAGGAGCTACATCATCTGGAGTTAAGTCTCTCATCTCTTGTTCAGTAGACTCTCTGCCAATCCATTTGTCGTACACTCTCTTAGTGACTCCCAAATTAGTCATACCACCTTTATCGTGGACGTTATTTACGTAACCCCCTTCGTGTTCAAGTAACATATGTAGGCATTTATCAAAGTTGTTCTTCATGCTTATTTCTTTCCACCAAAGTATTTACTTACACCACGCATACCAATACTAGCACTTACAATACCACCAAGGGAATACTGATACCAGTCAGGCATAATCTCTAATGCAGTAAAACCTGCTTGTACTATCTGATTACCCCAGTCCCCACAGAACGCCAATATAAGGGGAATACTGAACAAAAGTGTAATCCACTCATCTTTCCAGCTATTCTCTGTAGCCTTCATAGCGGCTATGTCCCAGTCTATCTCACCTGTAGCTATCTTCATCTTAGTTTCAGCTTCTGCTTTCTTTACAGCAGTCTTACCTTCGATCATAGTACCAGCTAAATTAGCTACCTGACCTATTAAGTTTAGTCCTAACATTATCCGTTATTACCTTTCACTTCTTTCTTGCTCATGTTAGTGACTCCAAAGAACACACCAACTATACCAGCTACAGATAAAAAGTAGATAGATGCCATAGATCCTATAATGTCTGCGGCTTGTTCTGCTCCTACAATGCTACAAAGTAACACTAAGAAAGGATAAGCTAACATTCCAACTAAGCAGAACCACGCCATACGCCGTTGTGCGTCTCTTTGACTGTCTTCATCGTCTAATCGCCTACGTCTGTCTTCTAGTTCTAAGGCTTCCCACTCAGATTTGTCTATAGTGCCGCTTTTGTCTACGTCAACTTCATCAAAACTAGTCATTCTTCCCAGTCTCTCTTCCTGTTTGGATCGAGTACGTCTCTTTTGTTTAACATACCCTCTAGATACATAGCTCGTTCTACTCTATCTAAAGTATATCTTACTCCGGTGTCACCTTCGATGGCAGTACGGACATAAAATACGTCACTCTTGGGGATATGAACACGATATAATGCACGAGAGTCTTTGTTAGCTAACGCATCGTAGAACTCTTCAAGTACATTTTCACTTGCATATAGTTTTATTCGTTTTGTCATTATTGTCAATACATATTTAAAGGAAAATTGTACCGCAAACTAAATGAAAGTTTATACTACTATCAAGAGGGAGGAGACAAATGAGGAGACTTAACAATAAT